GTATTGATTACGTTTTCCATTTTTTTACTCCGGTTAGTTAGTACGACATTGCCTTTTTCATCGCGGCCTGGTGACAATCCATATCAATCCCATCAAGATCGTTCTGCGACACCTGCTCGCCAATCCCATACATGCAATCGATCATGTCTGCCTGTTTTTTGGCTACGATAGGCTTTGCGCTCAGGTGCTGCATCGCTTCGGCTTTTGTCTGGTATTTCATTTTTTGCTCCTCGGTTTGTGGTTTCTGTTCTTTTCTCTTGCCCTATAAATATACACAATAATTTAATTATTGTCAAACAAATAATGACAAATATTAAAAAAAGTGTAAACAAGGTAATTGTTTATACAAATCAATAACTTACAACACTTTTGTTTACAAGCTTGACAAATAGTCTATTGCTTTTTGCCGCGGTCAAGCATATTTTTACAACGGATATGGTAACGTGTGAATTTATTCTTCCCTATCAGGCGCGTCATCAAGCGCCGAGCAAAAAAAGGCCTGTATGGAAACTATTTTTTTCTGTATTTTTCAGCTTGTGTGTTTAATCGTTTTGGTTTATGGCTGGTATCAAATATTAAAAGATCAAAAAAAAATTCTGCAAATAATTACTTTAAACAACTCAAAACCAGTTCCGAACGTATTTCCAAAAGGCCAAGTTCCAGGTAAGGTTTTTGCTCCTGGTGTTTATCATATTGATAAAGCGCACGAAAATAAAGCTCTTGACGCAACCGATGCACGTCCCGAACCCTGGACCACAGAAGAGCTAACCCCTGAGGTGTAGTATGGCTAAAAAAGGTCGTCCTTCCACATATACCGTGGAGTTGGCAAATAAAATATGTTCCCTTCTCGCTGATGGACAATCCCTCCGCGCGATATGTTTACAAGAGAATATGCCCAACAAAGATACGGTTTATGGTTGGTTGTCTAAGCATAGTAATTTTTCCGACAACTACGCGCGCGCCAAATCGGATTGTGCTGACTTATTTGCTGAGGAAATTATTGAAATTGCCGACGATTCTCAGGGTGATCGTAAAATCATTAATCGCGCCGGAGAAATTATTGAAATCGTAGATCAGGACGCTATAAATCGTGCTCGCCTGCGCGTTGACGCTCGAAAATGGATAGCATCAAAGCTAAAGCCCAAAAAATACGGCGAGCATCTCGACATAGATCAACACGTTTCCGCCGAATCAATTTTAGTATCTGTTGACGGCAAAGAGATGTTAAAATTGCAAGTCAGCGAATCGAGGGAAGCCAAGTGAGTACACTCCAAGAGCGCGAAGATGTACGCAAGAAAAACGCCAAGCGGTTACGAATTGCCAAGCGCGTAAAGGCAATGGGTTTACAAATTAAGATAGACAATTTAGATACCGACGAAACAGAATGTATGGTTTGTGAGGATAAAGAAAAGCTTGGCAAACCCTCCAAAATGCAACTTCAACTATAAATGGCTATTGGCTTAAAGTCAATCAATCTTCACGCCATGCAAGGGAAAGCGGTATTTTCCCCTAAGCGTATCAAATTCTGTATTTCCGGCATTCAGGGCGGGAAGTCTTTGGTAGGCGCACTCTGGTTGAGGCTAACGACGGCACTTTACAAAGACAAAGATGATTGTTTCCTTGTTTGCGTTCCCACATATAAAACCTGGAACCAGGCAACATCATTTCATTTTAACCGCATGTTCAATGGCGTTGGTACGCATAATAAACAGGACGGAACATTTACACTAAGCAAAACGGGGCAAAAAATATATATTCGGTCGCTTGATAATGTTTGGTCTATTGAGGGTATTACCAACTGCCGAGCAATTTGGTGCGACGAAGTAGGACAGTTTCGATACCAGGCCTGGGTCAATGTTATGGGCCGTGCCGCGTTCAAGGAAGCGGATATATTTAACTCAACTACTCCCTACACGCTCAACTGGCTTTATCATGATATTTATCGGCCGTGGACCGAAGGAAAGCTTAAAGACGTTGATATATTTCAATGGCGATCAATAGATAATCCGTACTTTCCAAAAGACGAATACGAACGTCAAAAAGCCATGCTTGATGCGCGTATTTTTGCCATGAAATATGAGGGGACTTTCCAGAAAATGGCCGGTCTTGTCTATGAAGATTTTGACCGTGTTGAAAACGGATATGACATTTTCGACTGGAAAGCCCGCAAGGATTTGTTTTACGTGTACGCAGGCGTGGATTGGGGATATTCAAACCCGTTTGCCATTGTGGTTCGCGTCGTGCGTAAAGACGGTCAAGGCGACTATCAGATCGACGAGTTTATGCGGTCTTACATGACCCCAGATGAGTGTGTTCGGGTTGGCAAGGACTTCGGACAAAAATATGGTATCGAAATGTTTTATTGTGACGAGGAGGCGCCGGATTACATTGCAGCATTTAATAAGGCCGGGCTTAAAGCCTCGCCGGTAAAAAAGGGACCCGGTAGTGTTATGGCTGGTATAGGGTTACATCAATCGCTAATTAAAACTCGGCATCATCGCGTGTTTAAGGGCATGTGCCCTCAAACCGTGGACGAATATGAAACATACGCCTTTCCTGAGCGTGAAGGTCGTGCCGAAAATCAAAGTGAAAATCCGATAGATGCAAACAATCACCTCATGAGCGCGACGCGATATGTCACTATGGCAACACAGTGGATAAGAGATAAGGCTCGGCAGGAAGCAAAATTTAAACCGCAATTACAAAATGATCATATTGCAAAATTGTTGAAGCGTCATTCACAAGTAACAAGCTGGGAGTATGTATGATCTATGAATTCCGTTGTCCGGTGTGTGGAACCGAAAAGGAAGTTTATCGCCATCATACCGAATGCGCTAAGGAAGAAATTTGCGGCAATCCTTTATCTGATTACGACGTGTGCAACATGGTTATGACGCGAGTATTTTCCGTGCCGCAAGTGGCTGTGTCGTCTTTCGGCTATTATGACACTGGCCTGGGCGCATATATCGGCAACAAGCGTGATCTTGCTAACGCAAAAGCAAAAATCCGCGGTGAATCTGGTGTGGATGTGGTCGAGGTTGGAAATGATAAGCCGAAGTGTTCGCCGGTTATGAAGGATTATGATATCCCGCGCGGTATATTTGATGATTCGATAAAGGATTAATTATTTTCTTGCAGTTTAATTGTTAAAACATTATATTGTATGTAATTGCCTGACGTTGGCCAACTGAGGGTAATTTAAACATCGGTTGTTTGATCGCAAGCCGGTAAGGGGCTTACTCCCCCTTATCGGCTTTTTTTATTTATGGCGCTACTCGATCTAAATGGTGTTCCCGCCACAAATCCAGTCCTCAACGATTCGGACAAGTCCGAGTATTATAATCCAAGCGCGGACGAAAAGAAAGATATTGATTTACTATTTAAGGCGCTTGGTGAGGGGAAACAGTTTCGGTCCAAATACGATAAGCATTGGGATAAGTGGGAGCGATATTACGACGGCGACCAGTGGGAAGTAAAAAGGGCCGAAGGAAAAAGCATGCCGGTCGTGAACGTTATCCGGCAGACAATTCAATCAATGATTCCTATTCTCACCGATGCTCAACCGGGCTTTGACATCAATGCCAAAGCCCCGCAAGATTATGAATTCGCCGATATTCTTTCCGACATTATTCATTACTGGTGGACGTATCGCGGGATGAATATGACCCTGGTCGATACGATTACTCAGTGCATGTTTTATCATTGTGGTATCCAAAAGGTAATATGGGATGACGAACTTGAAAACGGCTTGGGAGATGTTCGTGTTGACGATCTTGACCCGCGCGACGTTTGGGTTACTAAAGATACTATTGATTTTAATAAAAATTGTCGGTGGGTTATCCATCGAATGTGTAAGCCTCTGGGTGAACTTAGACGCTTATTCCCGGACAAAGCAGAACAGATTAAGGCAACTGGCGAGGATAAAAACAAGGCCGAAAAGCAGACAAATTCTTACGATGGACAAATAATGGTCGTTTCTCCTATTGACAAAAAGGAGAAAAACATACCACAGCAACCCGGATACGGCTATGATGATTCTCGCGTTGTGGAATTTTATGAAATGTGGCTGCAAGACTCGACGCTTATTCAAATTGAACAAGAGAGTAAAGAGCATCCTGGAGAAATGGAAACTGTGCAGCAAAAGCGGTATCCGCACGGAAAAATAATTACCGTGACCAATGATCGGGTGTTGCTACAATCAGCCGAAAGTCCTCGCAAAGATGGGCGCTTCCCCTTTGTGCGATACGTTGACATGCAAAGGCCTGGGAAATTTTACGGCGACGGAGAGATCGGGCAACTATATGAACCTCAAAAAATGCTCAATAAAACCGTGGCGGTTATTTTTGATTGTCTTAATATGATGGGAAATCCTACATGGATTTGTGATACGAATAGCGGTGTTGACCCTGATTTAATCACGAATACTATTGGGCAAGTGATTATGAAAACGACTGGCAGTGAAGTGCGTCGCGACGAGGCCCCCACAATTCCGGCGTATATTTTTCAGTTTTATAGCGAAATGCAAAAAATGATCGACCAGGTTTCCGGCATGCACGATATCACGCAGGGCCGTAAACCGATGGGGGTCACTGCGGCAAAGGCCATTGAAACACTACAAGAAGCGGCACAAACAAGAATACGGCTCAAAGAGCGAAATCTTGGTGGTTCTTTGGTTCAACTGGGGTATTTAGTGGTTAATACCATGATGCAATACTATGTTAAACCTCGTGTTGCAAAGTTGGCGCAAAAAGGACAATGGCCTCAGTTTTTGGAGTTTTATTTCAAGTCGCCCGATGAAACCTCGTATTCAATGGCGACGAAATATCATACATTTTACGAAAACAATCGAAAATATATCGCTGAACAGGATTGGGCAGAAACGCAACCGACTAAGGGCATTTTTGATATTGAAGTCCAAAGCGGGACTTCACTCCCGTTTCAAAAAGAGAATCGGGCTAATTTGGCAATGTCTCTGTTTGATAAAAAGGCAATAGATCAAGAGAGTTTGCTTGATACTTTGCAGTGGAAAGATAAAGATAAAATCATGACACGCATGGCGCAAGTGGCTGCTGCCGCTCCGCCTCAACCTCCTCCGGGGGCATAATATGAACGATTCGTTTTTTAATAGGCCACAAGGTAATCCGGCAGCGGTTGCTCGGGGAAACAATCCCGGCCAAGGCCAAGCCGGAAACGTTAACCCGCAACAGGAACAGGCTCGACGGCGTTTCGGAAAAATTCCGACAAACCCCGTACCTTTCCCGGGTCAAATGAACGGGAACATGCAGCATGTTCAGACAGGAAGACGGCCTCCCAATCCTGGCGAGCAGGTGAACACGCAAGCCCCGATTCCTGCCGGCCAAATGGCTTCCGCTCCATCGCAAGGCGCTGTTCCCGCTCAAACGCCGCAAGCTCAGCCTATGCTAATGCCGCAAGCGGGTGGTGGAAACCCTCAAATGGCAAGCCCTGGCGGGTTCGGTCAATTGTCGCCACAAGCTCAACAGGCGGCTTTACAACGTCAATTACAACAGCAACAAATGGCAGGGAGATAAACCTATGCCCCTCGAAAAAACGAGTACAACGCAAGACGATCCGGCGAACATTTTCAAGCAAAAATCGGATTATGATATTGATAATCAATTTTCCAATTTGCCGCAACAGGTAATTTCTGGCGCTGGAAAAAAAGTCGATAAGGAAGCGATAAAGCGTCGGTTAGCGGCGGAACAAGCGAAAGGTGGACAAAATGCCCCCTCCTGGCAATAGTAAATATCCCGGTGCGTCGGATATGCCGGAAATGAATGGGCCTTCTCCCGGTGGAACAGGTGGCCCTCAAGCTCCCGGTAGCAGTGCGCCCGCGGTTAATCCGGTTATAGGCGCTATACAAACAATAATGCAATGGGTAACGGCTCTTGAACAAAAACAAGACCCCAGCGCGGCAGCGATTAAACAGGCATTTGTCTCTTTTGTTCAGGCAATGCAAGCGGCTGGCGGCGGTGGCGCCCCCGGTGGTGGTCAACCTCCCCAACCTCCTGGCGGGCCTGCCGCTCCTCCGCCTCCCGGCGGATCGAAAGCAGTTCCTGTAGGGGCTGGTCCGGGTACAACGGCAATGAATGCGGGTGGCAGTCCGACTGCTCGCCCGATGTTATAGATTTTTAACGTAAAGGAGAATTATTATGGCAAACAATGGTGGCGGCGGGGTTTATTTCGCTGGTGAAGGTAATCAAGACCTTCTTTCCGACAGCTACAACACGACTCCGGCACAACCCGGAAGTCAAGGCGGCGGAAATAAGTTCGAATTTGCGGATGGTGGCAATGGCGACGATGTGAACACGACTATTGGTGTCGATCTTAATAAGATGGTTAACAGAGATCCCGTAAATCATGATTATTCCGGTCCCGGATTCACGCCAATTCACGATAACGAATGGACCGGAAACAACCTTTCAGGAGCAAAATAACCTTTTCACCAAAGGACAAGGAGTTTTATCATGGCTATTGGAGACGAAAACGCCGGTTACGAACAAGCGGCAAGCGATGGATTGGCCGATCCCTCTGTTAGTTCAGGGGAACAGCCGGCCAATTCGGATGCGGCAGGCACTCAACCGGACGCAAGTCAAGCGGCTTCTAACACCTCGACGTGGAATCCCGAAGAATGGGCGATTAACGTCAATGGTCAGAAGGTGCTACCAAAAAGTCGAGAAAATATATTGCAGTGGGCAAATCAGGGGTACGGATACTCTCAAAAAGCGGCGGAGTTGAATAAGCAGCGCCAAGAATTGGAAGCGCAAAAAGGACAATACGCGCAATACTCTCAACTTAACGAAGCTTTCGAGAAAAATCCGTCGTTTCGAAACAAAATAATCGAACTTTATCAACAATCACAGCAAGGAACGGCAACACCACAGCAACAGGCGCAAGTTGGACAGCTTCCTCCTGAAATTATGCAGAAATTACAGCGGGTTGACTCGCTGGAAAGCGAATTTCAGGCAATAAAGGAAGAAAAAGAGGACAAGCTTTTAGACCAGGAAATTCAGTCTTTACAATCGAAGTTCAAAGATGAACCCTGGAACGTTGATGCGGGTCAAGGGACACTTCTTTTTCAAGTTCTCAAAAAAGCTCAAGAAACGGGCCTTACAAACTTGGAAGATGTGTATAAAATGATTCGTTTCGACCATGTGCGGGCAAACACTGAAGCGGCAACGCGCAAGCAGTTGGCCGATCAGCAAGCCGAAAACGCTCGAAAGGGTGTTGTGGCAAGCCCAACAAGTCAAAAGCCTTCAGCTCCTCAATTTAATCCTAAAACGCCATGGAACAAGCTGAACGCTGCCGAAATGCTTGCAAGTGTGTCACAACAATAAGGAGTGTGAGCTATGGCAACGATAAACTACGGCGAAGTCGGGGCAATTACCCAAAAATACTTCGTCCCGAAACTTGTGGACAATATCTTTACAAGTAACGTGCTGCTTCAACGCGCACGTCAAAAGTGGATGGAAAAAATCGACGGCGGGACTCAGATCATTCAGCCGGTGGCCTATGCGACCACAACGGCGAGCGGATGGTATCAAGGTTCGGACACGCTAAATACGACTGCAAACGACCAGATCGACAACGCTATTTTTGATTGGGCATTCCTCTACGCAAATATTACGGTTGCGCGGACGGATGAACTCAAAAACAGTGGGCGAGAACAGATCGTTAATTTTGTAAAGTCGAAAGTTCAGCTTGCCGAAAAAACCATGGCGAACAATCTTGGAACAGCTCTCTATACCGGGACTTCGGCGGCCGTGCAAATCGTGGGATTACAGACCGCGGTTGGAACAGGTCGAACGTATGGGTCGATTGCCGATTCGACGTATACTTGGTGGGCTTCTCAGATCGATTCGACAACCACTGCGCTTTCAATTCCTGCGCTTCGTACATTGCTCGGCAAGTGTACGATCGGTTCCGATAAGCCCTCGGTAATCGTTACGACTCAGGCAATGTACGACGCTCTATACGGATTGCTTCAACCGCAACAGCGTTTTATGGACAGCGAGACTGCAAATGCAGGCTTCGTCAATCTCATGTTTGAAGGAAAGCCGTATGTCGTCGATAACCGATGTCCTACCGGTTATCTGTATGCAATCAACGAGGACTATATCCATCTTTTTGTTCACAAAGACGAGGATTTCCGGTTTGAACCGTTCATCAAACCTACAAACCAAAACGTAAGCTCGGCCAAAATCTATTGGGCGGGCGCGTTGGTTGTGGATAATCCGCGTATGATGGGAGCATTTACCGGTTTGGTTGCGTAAACGTAAAGTAAACAATTTTAGAAAGGGGCAATATCATGCCTGGAACGTTATATCAAAATCCGACTCTCTTTAACGAGTCGGTGTCGGCGGTTACTGCAAGCAACACGGTTGCGCTCGGAGCGCAGCGGTGGGAGGGCGGAAACCAGTATGTGTACGGGTATCTCGATTCGTCAACCCCCGCCTCGGCGGTTCCTGGAAACGCCTTGAATATCCTTTCGGGTGGATCGGGTTATACCTGGACAACCTCAATGGCGATAGGTGACTTTGCTATTGGAGTTGTGCAGAACACCACGATTACAACGGGTACCTACGGATGGCTTTTACAGAACGGGAAAGGGTATGGACAAGCTTCTACCATTTCCGCTGTTGCTCAAGCTCAGTTGCTTGGCGTTACCGCGTCGATGACCTTCGGGGCCTTTATAAATCAGGCTTCGGGTACAACTGGGGGCGCTCCGCAGTGTGTGGTCGGTAGGGCGATTTTGTCGGCAACTACAGGATCAAGCTTTCTTGCGAATTTCTTTTTCCCGAACGGCTAATTAAAAAGCCCGGTAGGGGTGGTTGTCCTCCTTTGGTGAAGGACGGCCGCCCCGAAAGGCATATTATTCACTATCCCATTTTTTTACCAAAGGAGAATAGGGACCATGGCAGAAGAAACGAATGCAGCAAATACGGTGGGTGACGGATCGGTTCAGGTAATCAATCCGGTTGTTCTTGCGTTACAGAATGAAAATGCAGCGCTCAAAGCTCAATTAGATTTGTCGATTACTCGCGCTGATCTCATGTATCAACCGTACATTGATCCGCCTCAAAGCAAAGAAGTGCTTTATGCACAAGCGTGTTCGGGCGACACGGTTACGGTTAAATCGTTCAAACCTCAATGGCTCGATCATTGGAAAAAGAACGGCGCAAAGTATGATTTTAAAGCCAATTCTGTAATGAATGACTTCGGAAAATTTGCGTTTAAGCCGGTAATTTGTGCAGGCTCCGGGCCTTCATTAAAGGTCAATGCGTATAACCTTAAGATTCGTGATGGCATTGGGCTTGTCGCGTGTCTGCATTCGCTTGGATTTCTTGAAGACCTTGGATGTCCTGCTGATTATTATTTAACCCTGGATAGCCAAGATATAACCATTGGCGAAATGTCGCAAGGGGGAACAAAAGACGAGCAGTATTATTGGGATTTAACTAAGGACCGAACACTCGTCGCTTGCGCGGTTGCAAATCCTAAGCTTATTGAAAAATGGCAAGGGAAAATCTTGTGGTATAATACCATAGTTCCCGATATGGAGTATCAAGCCGAAGTTGATAAAACGGGTTTTAATCTGTATTTTAACCTTGGCGGCAATGCTCTGGGGGCTTGTTATTATTTCGCACGCGCAATCCTTGGGGCGTGTCCGATTGCTTTGGTTGGCGCGGATTTCTGTTTTTCTAACAAAAGGAAATTTCACGCTTGGAACAGTCCATACGATCAGCAATTCTCCGGGCTGGAAATGGCTAACGATGTTTTCGGTAATCGGGTCTATACCTGGCGGTCGTATTTCAATTTTGCAAAGTGGTTTGAATTCATTTCGCTTGGCGGCGGTGGGGATAATCCGCACTTGTTCTATAATTGTACCGAGGGCGGAATTCTCGGCGCTTATCCGGGCGGAAATGTAAAATCAATTATTCAAATGCCGCTCAATGCCTTTATTCATTCGTTTAATCAACATAAAATGATGAAAGGGCTTTATGAAAGCGGATCAAAAACTCTGTTGTTTTAAAGGAGATTAATCATGGCGACAACCTTTTCTGCCATAACCGGTATACCCCGGCCTTCGGTCTGGGGCAATCACCGAATGGATTTCGGAACAATCAATCTTTCGGGAACGGCCGATACGACGAAATGCAACCTCAATTATGTTTTTGGAGCAATGCTTTCCAATCAGTCGGTCACGAGTGGTTTTAGGTATAGTGTGGCCTGTGGTGTTATCAGCATTATATCCGGTACAACCGGAGACGCTTACAACTGCCTCGTTTGGGGCAAATAAGGGGGCGATATGGCTTACGGTTTATACGGCAACCAGGCAATCGCATTGCCCATGGTAAGCGGTCAAAGCGTTACGTCGTACTGTAAAATTACGGGAGCAAATCAAGTGTGGATTGAGCTTCCAACATTTGCGGCCGGGATGGGAACGGCAAGTTTAAATGTTTACATTCAGGCAAGCCGGACCGCGATAACGTCAACGTTTCGACGGATTTCGGTAATGGGTAATTATTCCGGCGCAACAGGTATTTATAATTGGGAAATCCCCGCTGGTGTTGGCGGATTCATGGTTCAAGCTCCCGTTAATTTAACTTGGAATTATATCCAACTCGAATTTAATGGAGTGGCGACGGCGGCCGGATATACTCCGGTAGTACATGTTCATCAATAATTTTTCACCAAAACCAAAGGAGATCGGTCATGCTTAAATCAAAGGTTTGGAATCGGGGAGAATCCGATTACACGGAAAAGTTTAAAGATAAAGAAATCACGGTTCCGGCAGGTGGATTTATCATAATGAACACATACGATGCCGCCGAGTTTAACGGGCAATATCCAGGGAAAGGCGTTATAAAAATGCTTCGAGTCGAGGATATTCCAGGCAATGAAGACGGAAAGCCCCACATCTGTAATATGTGCGCGGAAAGTTTTGCGTCCGATGAATTGCTCGTTAAGCATTTAAGGACACATAAGCCCATGGAAGACAATGCTCAAGAGTCGGAAGACTCGGAATCGCTTAAGGCCCGCATAGCGGAACTCGAAGCGCAATTAATTAAAAGTAAACCCGGTCCTAAACCGAAAAAGGACTTGACACATGACACCGGCACAAATACTCGCAACGGTTAGGGCGCAATTTAATGAGCCAACGGAAAACTTTTGTACGAACGCTGAAATATACCAATATCTTTGGGAAGCCGAATGTAATATAAATAATATTGTTGAATGCGCCGAATCGACAGACAATACTTTAAGCACGGTTCCCGGTACTGCCGAGTATGCGCTTCCGGCTGAATTGTTATATGTAAAGCGTGTACTGTGGAATTATGTTCGCTTGAAAAAGATTGACTTTAGGGAATTAGAAAATCAAGAAGGTCAATCTTATGGAAAGCCCATTGCTCAGGCCCAACCGTATGCGTATTATTTATATGGCGCGAACATCGGATTTTATCCTACTCCAAACCTAAGCGGGCCGGTGGCTTTATGGGGAATACAACAGCCGGTCTTGTGCAATTCCTCATCGACGGCCTTTACGGTTCCGCAATTGTTTCATCAATTGTTTCCTGATTATTGCTTATATCGGATGTTTTCCAAAGACCAGGAAGATAGCCGGGCGGCATTTTATAAGGGAAAATTTGACGAAAACATGCAAGCGGCCATAAGGTCGTGGAACGTTTCGAAATCGTCGGATAGAATTTATATGGTCAAGGATTCGGATAGGTTTCCTGCGGTTTACCCTGGAATGGTGTAAAAGTGAAGTATCAAGCTGAAATAGCGGTATTTGACGGCGGTCTTAACACCAAGGCCGCGCCGAATACGATATCTATAAATCAGTCACCAAGCCTTTTGAATGTGTCCTTCGACAACTTTGGGGCTGTAGGTACTCGCGGGGGGCAATTAACTCCATATGCGCCGATAGCAAGCGCAACCATTGACGGTTTGGCCGCTCTTAGGCTAAACAATTCCACTTCTTTTCTTGTTGCAATGTGTAATTCGACGCTTTGGTACGCTGCGGGGGCTTCTTTCGTTCCGGTTACGGGTTCAACCGGGATTTATACGGCGGGTGTCGATGTTTGCTTCTTGGTAAATCAAAACCGGCTGATGATGACTAACGGATTCGCACAACCGTATAAATGGGATGGCACTTATTTTACTAAATTTGGGGTAAGCGCTCCGGTTGTCGTGGTTTCGGCGGTATGTGCCGGTACTGGACTTCTCAACGGTACGTATCAATATCTTTTAACCGGTGTAAATTCCGCTCAAGTTGAAAGTAATGTCGGGCCGGTTAATTCCGGGTTGGCAATTGTGAGCGGAGAAGTGAATATTTCAGGAATTCCCATTTATCCGGCAAGCGCTGGTGTGGTCGGCATTAATATTTATCGCAACACGGCGGGTGTGGTCGGTACTTTTTTACTTGTTACTCAGGTTGTGAATGGTCAAACGGCAGTCGTGGACAACAATCCCGATGCTTCCCTTGTGACTTTTTCACCTACAGACAACGGAACGATGCCGCCATGCAAATTTACCTGTCAATACCAAGGACGGGTATTCGCGGCCGGAAATCCTGCGGCCCCAATGACGGTTTATTTCAGCAATCCTGAAGATGGAGAATGGTTCCCGGCGCTTAATTTTCTAAACATAAGCGATGGTGACGGATATCCGATAAGCGGAATTGCATTACTCGGAAATTCGATTATTATTCACAAAAATGACGGCAACGGTAATGGGTCAATATGGCTGCTATATATTCCCGATTCAACTGGCGCGAGTGGCGCGGACAATTGGTATTTAATTAAAGCGGCTTCCGCCTATGGCGGGCAAAGCAATAAGGCGATTGTTCCCTATAATAATTTGCAAACCTTTCTCAATTCAAAGGGGTTATTCGCATTATCGGGAAATAATTTAGCAATTTCCGCCGCTGATGCTCAAGTCGGTAGTTTTAAAAGCGATTCGAAGTCGTTTAATATTGAACCAAACATTTTTGCAATGAATAATCCGCTTGTTTCCGGCTCGGCAGGGTGTTTACATAATAATAGGCTTTGGTTTTCAGTTCCTTCGTCGGGATCAAGCGCGAATAATGACCAAATAATGCTTTATGATTATCAACGGGTAAGCAATCCCGATACGAATACGGGGGCATGGTCGCTATTTAGTGGGCATAATATACAGAATTTCGCCGATTATGCGGGAAATCTGTATGGCGGGTCGTCGATAGCGAATGGGTTAGTCTATCAATTGGATTCTGGCGTGAGTGATTCGGGCAATCCAATAGATTCTTATTTTGTGACGGCCGGAATTAATGGATTGCCCGAACATAAGGACCATACAAAGGTTTGGCGGTGGCTTTATGTCTGGTATTATTGCGAAGGTAATTGGAATGTAACTATTTCCTGGCTTTTGGATTATGGAACGACCTATAGTACGCCGGTTACGCTCAATTTAACTCCTGGCGGGTCACTTTGGGGTTTTGCAATGTTCAACGTAAGCAATTGGGGCGGCGGGCAAGCTAATAATAAGGCAAAAATTGGGCTTTTGGGAAATGAAAGCAGGGATATTCAATTTAAGTTTGAAATTAATGCGGCAAATCAATACTGGAAGATAAATAAAATTCAGGTTGTTTATAATTTAAGGTCATTGAGGTAATAATTATGGCTGATGCAACGAGTTCGGCGATAAGTCCCACGGTACAAAGTACAAGTAATTACGCTCCAGCGACCAGTAACGGGCAAAACGCTTATGACTTACAGCGGCAACAGGTGCAGTCGCAAGCGGAACAGCAAAAAGCGGCGCAACAGGCGGCGCTTAAGCGGAGGCTTGCGGCTCAAGGGCTTTCCGATAGCGGCGTAAATGTGGCGGCGGCCAATACCGTAGATCAGAACGTCGCATCGACTGAGGGCGCGGCGCTTTCTTCTATTGATACACAACAGTTGGCGGCGGCTCAAGCGGCGGATACGGCGGCGCAACAATACGCATATAATACCGGGCTTCAAAGCCAAAGTATTGCTGGAAGTTTGGCTAATACGACATTACAGGGTTCGAATCAAATGAATGTTCAGGGACTGGTTAATACTGGTTCTTTGCTGGATATTGGAGCACAAGGAACAAATCAAATTCAGGCAATTAATGCTCAAGGACAAGTTCAATCCGGGCTTAATTTGCAACAATATGGATTTACTACCCAAGAAGCGTCCGCGGCGGCTACCTACGCTCAACAGTTACAAGCGCAAGTAACGGCAGGACAACTTTCCATAGCTTCGGCCAACGCGGAGTATCAACAACAATTGGCTTCATTGCAAGCAGGCTTTACATCCTCTCAGATTGGACAGCAGGGAGTTATTCAGGCAAGCGCTGCCGCCGCTCAATACGGATATAATACCGGGTTACAAGCGCAACAGGGTCAAATTAACCAATCTCAAGGTTCGGCCAACGCTGCTTATGCCCAACAGTTACAAGCGCAAGTAACGGCAGGACAACTTTCCATAGGTTCGGCCAACGCACTTTATGCCCAACAGTTACAAGCGCAAGTAACGGCAGGACAACTTTCCATAGGTTCGGCCAACGCACTTTATGCCCAACAACTGGCTCAGCAAAACGCTGGTTATATCTCCGCGCAAATCGGACAGCAAGGGCAAATTCAATCGGATTTACAAGCTCAAGCCGGTCAAATTGCGGCAAGCGCTTCATCTCAAGCTTATTTGCAAAATGTTAGTCTTGCGGATGTGAATTCAACCAATACTATTTCACAAATTGCTGCTCAAGGAAATACTCAAATTAGTGTTGCTTCGGCTGCGGCTCAAACACAAGAATTGCAAGCGGCGGAAACACAGCAGGCAATGTCTCTTTTTCAAGCGGCCTCGACTCCCGGAGCTACACCTACCGCAGCGCAAGCGGCAATGATAGCGCAAAACCCGATTTATGCTGATGCGTGGCAAGCCGGGCAAAGCGGAATTCCGTATACTCAATATCAGACTCAGCTTAAAAACGACCAAACTTTTCAGGCTGCGGCGATTACTCAGCTTGACCCGAGGTCAGCAACATATCAAGATGCGTTAAGGGGGATTATAAGTAATACCGGCGGATTTTCTTCAAATACAAGCCCCGTAACCATAAACGCGGATGGATCAACAAAGCCAAAACGGACAGGTTACTTCTAATCCGATCTCAAAATTGTATACATATCAAGGGGCTGGAATGTCGGGCGGAATGATTGTTGATCAGCAAGGAAATCAATTTACTACAGACGGAAACGGAAACTATTATAAGCCAAATACATATGGTAGGGAAAAATATATACAAGCGACAATGACTGTAAATGCTGATGGTTCGGTAACTCTTAATTAGGAGATATTATGTGGTTCATACCGTTAATTTTGGCGGCAATTCAAACGGGCGCAAGCCTGTATAATAAGAACAAAGAACAGCAATATCAAAATGATGTTCAGGGTGACGAACAGACTCAAGCCAAACGCAACGCCATTGCAAACGCAGTTCGAACGCGGACGGCGCAAGTCGGCCCGATGTCTCCGGTTAAAAAACCTGACCTTGCAACCGCTGACACTATCGGCGGAGCGGCCCAAGCGGCGCAATCGGTTAATTGGGGAAACGTTAATTGGGGAAACATGGGTGGTGCTGCGGCGGATTCTATGGGGGGTCTTAGTGCTGGTGTTTATTCGGCTGATTAAAGGATAAAATATATGGCAATGTTACCTTTGTACGCGCAAAAAAATGCTTATTACATTCCTCCCGATGCGGACGTTTCGCAAGGGCTTTATAATCCGGCTCCCGCCGGCGCAACGGCGGTAAGCGACGACGACCAAGCGGCGCACTTAAAGCCTATGGTCGAGAGTGTGGGTATTGACTCAGGGAATGTTCCTCCGGTGAACGAACGGACCGCCCCGCAAACAGCGGCAATGATGCGAAATCC